CCCAGTTCAAGGAAGCTATGCGCATGTATAACGAGGAAATGGCCAAGCCGGTTCCGAACTACGAACTTGCCGACGAATACCTTTCCCGCGCCGATGCCATCAACAAGAAATTCGGCTTCGACGCCCGCGAGCTCGCCAAGATAGGCGAGGCCAACCGTCGTACAGCCGAGGCCCGCGCTGAAGCCGCCAAGGTTGCCCGGGAGGAACAGGAACTTGAAGAAATGGGTGCAAGGAACCTCAAGAAGCTGCAGGATGCCGAAGAGGTCGACCGCCAGTACAGGGTGGCCGAATTCCTTGCCGCGTTGCCGTCGACTTACAAGGATGATGCGGCGAAGCAGGCCGTAATACGTCAAATCGCCGACAACCCGGACATGACGAAGGAAGAGAAGACGGCTGAACTGAAACGCCTTGTTTCCGTCGATACCGGCGCCGATGCAGTACGTAAGGCAATCCAGAATGCAATCGCGAATGCCGCTGCCCAGAATACGGCTGAATCCATCAAGGAACAGAAGGAACTGAAGGCAATTCTCGAAAAGCAGCAAAGGAATGTCCCGCTTTCAAGCAGGGAGCAGGCACTTGTCAACAAGTATTCCCAGCAGGCTCCCGTTACGCCAAAGCCGTCTACGCCAAATCCCAAGCCGTCTACACCTAAACCGGCTCCGACACCGAAGCCGAACAACAGCTCCGAACTTGCCAGAATCATGGACAAGAAGAGCAGGGGTATTCCATTGTCTTCCAGGGAACGCCAGATTCTTGATGAAGCGGGGGTAAAGTAAAATGACTGTAAGTGAATTCCTTGAAAATTCTGCATATGGATGGGAAGCTGCCGGCAAGCTCCAAGAACTCCAGCAGGCCTATGCCGATGCCGATACCATGGATGCCTATGCGTGGGTTTCCAAGTGGGCCCCGGTAATCATGGATACCCCGGAGCTTACCGCCGACTTCTATGACAGCAAGCTGCTTGAAACCACCAAGTCGCTTCCTGAACGTCTTGTCAAGACTTTAGGTACCAGCGACCGCGAGAACCCTTTCAAGAAGAGCGAGCAGTGGATTAACCAGCTCTACCACAGCGAATTCTCCGATGTTCCGCGTGAAAAGTTCGACAAGACAGTCAGCGACATGGCGAAATACTGGGAGGACGAGAAGAAGGCCCGCTCGTACGAGGCCGGAAAGAAGCGCCGCGAGAAGGAGGTCAAGGAAGAATGGGGGTTTTTCGATAGCCCGGCCAGGGCTCTCCTTGCGAGCGAATACGAGAAGCAGCGCTACATCAACGAGCCGGAAGCGGCAATCTTCGGCAAGGAGGCCGGTACCGGTCCGATATGGACAAAGCCCGAGGCAACTTCCGACCTGCTATTCGGTATTTCCGGTGCAGTCGCCGATGCAATCCCGGGCTACGGAACTATTCTCGGCCCGTTGACGAGGCTCGGTCGCGACATATACCACGTGAGGACCGACAGTCCATACCAGGGAACGGCGGGAGATATCGCCGGTTCCTTTGTTGGCGACGTTGCGACAAGCGCATTCATTGAAGGTCTGCCAAACCTTAGGCAGTTTACCCGCCTTGGTAAGAACGCGTCGAAGGGGCCAATCAGGGAAACCATGGCGCTCGAGGACGAGGTGAGGAACATAGCCAAGGGCAAGGAAGACATCATGGGTATACTCTCGGATGCGGAAAAGACCGGTTCAGAACGCCAGGCCGCGCTCAGGGAATACTATGCAAACAGCATGCCAGAGTCCTCACTGAAGACGGAACTTGGGGAACTGATGGGTCAACAGGCGATAGACATGCAAGCCGTATACAATACTGTACGCACGGCCGATTTCCGTGCCAGGTCAATGCTTAACCCGGAATACCGGAAGGTTCTGAGCGGTGCGAGCGAGGCACGCGTGGCCGCCCCGACTACTACCTATGCTCCGGTAATTGACGAGCTCGACAACTGGATTGCAAACGGCGTTTCTATCGACCATATAGGACATGCCGCCCAGCAGTACTTGCCCGACGGTCCGGCAAAGGAAAGCATTCTGAACGCCGTCAAAAGCGGAAACATGCGCAATGTACAGATTGCCATACGCGGAAACAAGGACGCGTCTTCCATTGTAAGCGACCTGAATGGTTTGCTTGAGACCCCCAATAACATGGCCGCAGTCAGGGCATACGTAAATACGTTGCCCGACGGCGAAATCAAGTACACGCTTCTCAAGTCAATCGAGACACCCAATGCTACGCAGGGAAGCGTCCGTAAGGCCCTTGCCGACGTCGCCATGCCCAAGTCAACCGAGCTTGACGCGTTTACACGTCGCTATATCGGGCTGCCCGAGCTGACCAAGACGCAGAAGGCTGCTAAGGGTGCAGTGAGATTGTCCGAACAGCTGCTTGGTTCGAAACCCGGGAGCGCGTTGCTCAAGGAGGCCGCCACGGCAAACATCACACCGCTTCCCGGCATGGGCAAGCGCCCGAGGACGTCCGTGGAAACCGACCCCCAGTCGACCATAGACTGGTACAAGGCCAACTACTCCCGCGACTTCGAGATGGGTTTCAAGCCGTCGATGAAGGAAGGCGACCCCAAGTGGGAGGCGTATTCCCAGTGGTACTTCGAAAAGTACGGGAAGATGCCGGAGGGCTCCGAAGGCGGGGATACCTGGATTAACATCGAAGACGTGGAGGTCAAGTAATGGGTTCCACCGGAGAATCCGGGAAGACCCGCATTGGCGAGGGTGTTTACTTCGAACGGATACGCCGCATTACCGGATACCTGGTGGGCGACGTGGGCCGTTGGAACAACGCCAAGCGGGCGGAACTTGAAGACCGAACGAAGCATATGGAGGAATAGAAGATGGCGCTCGGATATTTGGTACAGCCTTTCATACAGGTACAGGACATCAACGGCACACCGGTGGTCGGTGCCAGGGTATACGTATACGAGGCCGACACGACCGACTTCGCGGTGACCTACCGTGACTTCGAGGGACACCGCAACCAGAACCCGATTATTACGGACGAACTGGGGAACTTCACGGTCGTCGCCGACTCCGAAATGATGTACGACATGGTAATCAACGATGCCGACGACAATCTTCTCTTCTCCAAGAAGCAGCTTTCGGTCAACTTCGCCGGGGCCGACGGTAGTGTTGATATCCAGGCGGGTACCGGGATTTCCATCGGGCAGTCCGGGAACACCTACGTAATCAACGTGGATACATCCGTGATAGCGACCCAGGAAGACCTTGCGGCAAAGCAGGACAGGCTTTCTTCCGGTGCCAACATTTCCCTTGAGGATAACACGGTAAGCGTCGTCGGGAGGAAGGAGCTCGTATGCCAGTTCCCGTTGAAGATAGGTACTTCCGGGCTTGACCAGGTGAAGATTTACCTTGACGAGGACTTCGTACGCGATATCGACATAGTCGCCGGTACCGACATCAAGATAACCGAGAATTCCAGTGGACAGAAGGTGATATCCGTAGACACCGACTCTACAGCCACCGGTACACAGAACTTCGTGGCCAACCATGGCAACACGGCTACTGGCAACTACAATGCCGTATTCGGCACGCTGAACGTCGCTACGGGCAACCAGCACTTCCTTGCCGGAAACTCCAACACGATATCGGGCGGGGAGCGCAATGTCGCATTCGGCAACGGGAATACCGGTAGCGGCTATTCCAACATCGTGGGAGGAACCAGGAACACCGTCGGAGGAAGCTCGATGACGGTAATCGGACTGACCAACGTGGCCGACGGAGCCGCATGCGCCGTATTCGGGGCCAACAACGTGGTATCCGGCAACTACTCCCTTATCGGCGGTGAACACAACCCCGTGACCGGGAACAGGAACCTCACGAACGGATACCGCAACTCCGTTGACGGCAACTCTGTCGCTGCATTCGGAAGGAACAACTCCGTAAACGCTACCGCTTCGATTGTAGCCGGCGAAGGCCTTGAACTGTCCGACAGCTACGCAGCCGCATTCGGTTGCTACAACACGGTGACCGGCAATACCAGGTTCGCCATAGGCAACGGCACGGATAATACGCTTGGCGGTAGGTTGACGGCATTCTGCGTAATGGACGACAACAACATCTTCTACCGGTTCAACGGTGGCATGGTGCAGCTGAAGCCTCACGGGAGTACCTATACCGCGATAGTCGGCCCAGGGGAGGAACGGAAGGTGACACTTTCGGCCAGCAACATTTCCTCTGGCTTCGTAGACCTGATATATGGAATTTCCGGACCATTCGCCGACAACGTATCTTCCCCGGTCAAGTTCGAGTACACGTACGACGCGATGTACCTTGCTGGTGCACTTTCGAGCAGGGTAAGCTCGATTGAGTTCTACCTCTATACCGACGGTGAAACCAACTACTGGAAGGCATTCACGACTTCTTCCCCGGTACACCAGCAATATCACGACTGGAACATGCTCGCATACACCCAGCACAGGGCATTCAACAGGCTCCGCGTAAGGCTGAACCTTGGGGTTGCCGCCACTGCCGGTGACGAAATCTACTTCTATGGTGGCGGTTTCGTGACTGCGGAGGTAAAGTAATGGAACCGGAAACGAATTCACTGCTTTCCTTTGGCGGATATGTACTGGAAATCCCGGAAGACCTTCCGGATGCCCCCGAGGGCACAGGGGAGGTGACCGGGGCCGACGCCGATGTTCTTGTTTCGGAGGATGAATAGAATGCTCGATATAGTCACAGCGATACTTCCGTATATCCCGTCGGCTGCACTCCCGATTGTCCTGGTGGTGCTCGGTGGGATGTACATATACCGTAAAATAGGTTCCGAACGCAAGAACACCGCCGAGGAACGCGACCGGGAATTCCGGGAGATTCACGACAAGCTGCTCGAATACCAGTTCCAGATAACGGCCCTGAAGGGAATGTCGGAGAAGCACGATACGCTAATCGACGACCTGAGGGAGCAGATAACCATACTGAACACGAACGTAGTCAAGTTGACCGTGACCATGGAACAGTTCATGGAGCGGTTCGAGAAGAAATGATGGTACAAGATATCCTTATTATGCTCACCACCGTACTGTTCGTAGTCCTTGTCCTGCTAGTCGGTTCCCTATGGTTCTCCAAGGACGACTGGAAGAATCGCCGGTAGCGGATGCGGACTAATTTTAAAGAGAGGAATTTGAAGCATGAATCCACAGAACGACGAAATAATCGAAAGGTGCCGGGAGTTCCTGAAGAAGAGTTCTGCACGCTATTCCGGTGAAATCGCCAAACAGTCTTCCGACCTTGAGGCTTTCAACGGGAATTTCTGGACGGACACTGTCAAGAAGACGTATCTACGTACGGGCAAGCGCAAGTACTGCCTGCACTTTTCCGACTGGTCGGTGCTCGCCAACGCCATCGTTTCCCCCTATTCCAGGTCGCCCTGGCACAACGAGCTTACCGACCGCAAGGGGAACAACGAAGACCTTCAGGAACTAATCAACCTTGTTGAGAACGACGCCGACGTCAAGTTCGAGTTCAAGAAGGCACTTACGAGGGCCGTGGTATGCGGCGCCGGGTATATCGTCGTCACCACAGTGCTTGATGAACTTACCGGTGAACCCAAGGTAACGGTCGAGTTCGTAGTCCGCCAGGGTTCCGTCGCGCTCGACCCCATGGCCGAGAAGGTGGATGCTTCCGATGCCGAGGAAGGCGCCATTGTCAACTACATTTCAGTACGGAAGGCCAAGCGGCTGTACGGCGACGACGTCGTCCCCTACCGCTACCCGGAGAACCAGCCCAAGCTCAACTTTGCAGGCATAGAACAGTGGCCCAACCTGGAAGACTGCGTCCAGATTGTTTCCTACTACACCAAGAACGAACAGGGCACGGTCGACTACTACAAGATATGCGGGGAGAAGGTAATCGAGTCCAAGACGCTCCCGATACGCTATATCCCAATCATACGTTTCGCCGGATACGAGAAGTACTGCTCCGACCGTACCAAGTACGCGGGCATTGTCGACAAGACGTGGACGCTCCAGCTCGGCCTGAACATCGCCTATTCGACCCTAATGGAACGGGCCAACCGCTCCATCAAGGCGAACGTAATCATGTCCACCGCAGCCGGCAAGAACCTTGAGGAGTACTACCTGAAGAAGGAAGACGAGGACGGCTCCATAATCATGTACAACCAGGGGGCCGATATCCCCCAGGTGCTGAAGGAGTCTTTCGAGACGGGCGACCTTACGAACATCATCGAGGTCACCAGGAACCTTATCGCGGATACAATCGGTGTTCCGCTCGCGGGTATTCTTGGGGCCGACGAGAAGACCGCCACAGAGATACTGGTCCAGAATAACAACAAGGAAAGCAACGTGGCCGTATTCTTCGACAACGCCTACAGGGCCAGCCGGACTTTTGGCCGTATCCTTATCGAGATGCTCAACGGGGCCCAGGACTTGGCTTTCGCCCTTGAAAACGGGCCAGACGTTATTACCAACAACCTGAAACACCGCCAGGAACTGTCCGCCATCGCCGGACTGATGCCTGCCGAGATGCAGCCCATCGTCGCCGTACACATGTGCAACACGGTGGATTCCAATTTCATCGACGGGCTGAAGTCCGACATCATCGCCAACCTTGGTGAGAACCTGAAGCTCGTATCCGAACAGCCGGCAGACCCGGTGGCAATCCACGAGCTCGAAACGATGAAGGGCACGCTCGAACAGGCGATGCAGAAGGTCGACGAGCTTACCGAGGAGAACCGGGAGTTGAAGCTCGACGCCCAGTCCATGTCCCTGCAGCTCCAGAACATGAAGGAACGCAACCTTATCGACCTGCAGAAGCACCAGGACCAGTACGGGCTCGACGTGGAGAAGCTCCGCCTTGAAGCCGAGAAGCAGGGTGTGGAGCTCCAGCTCGACGTCGCCGACAAGCAATCCGAACTTGCCAAGGAGGCACTGGAAATCGAGAAGGAGAAGCTCGACATCGCCCAGGAAGTGGTCGATGAATCACTGGGAGGCTACTAATGAAGTTCAAGTGTGGCGACATGACAAGGAACGGTATGTTCAACGAGGCTACCAAGCCCGCTGCATACCGCCAGACCCAGCTCCAGCACGACCGTACCCTCAACAAGTACGTACGCCCCGGCATGACCCCGGCGCAAATCATGCTTGCCCAGGTACGTGGACAACAGGAGGAGAGGCTTAACCCGAGGTACTGGAACGACCAGTATCCCCGTCGCGGCAACACCAACGCATTCGCGAGCTCTTCGTGGATAGACGAAATCGAGTATCTTCCCGACATGGGGCTTGCCATCATGAAGACCGGCGGACGCGAGTACTACTACCCGATGACGGCACGCCAGGTGGGCAACTGGGTCACCAGCAACTCCCTTGGACAGTACTACAACCGACTGGTGAAGCTCAAGTAGAATGAGGTAAATCAATGAGGATGTTCGACTTACGAAATTCATGGCTTGACAACGACGGGAATCCGCTTGTCGGTCGCATTTCTTTCTGCAAGCTCCACACTGTCGAACCGGAGAATATCTACGATTCCGCAGGGAACCCGCTTTCCAACCCGGTGTTCACCAACACAATCGGCCAGGCGGTATCCCAGGTTTTCCTTGCCGACCGTACGGACTACACCGTAAGGTTCGAGAAATATGTCGGAGTTTCGGACATGTCCGAAGACCAGGAGAACTGGCTGTTCCAGTATTCCGCCGACAACCTGTGGAATACCTACGGGATTTCCGTGGATTCCACTACGTTCCAGCTGGTCAACAACATAGCGGACTTGCGCCAGCTCGACCCGGCCCATGTCACCGAGCGCGACGGTCGCTATGTAGTCGTACTTGGCGGCTATTTCGTAATCGGCGACAAGCCCCAGGTGACCTACATCTGGAATGCTTCTTCTACCGGTAATGACAACGGAGGTTCCGTAATCAAGGTCGAGGGCATTTCAACCGGTCGCTGGGAACTTGTGAACACCTTCGATGCTACCGGGGTTGACGTAAGGCACTTCGGCGTATTCGGCGTTCCTTCAAGGCTCGATGCCCAGGATACGATGAGCCTGTCGATAGGGCTCGCCAATACGTATTCTTCCTCAATCGGTCTTCCGTTGTACTTCCCGGCAATCGACGGGATTACCTGGTACAAGATTAACGGAATCAACATTTCCGGAGCCCTTTTTGCCGAGGGAACCCGCATATTCGGCAATACCGGTACGGAATCGGCAATCACCGTCACCGACCCGAGGACAAGCCTGTTCGTGTTCGAGAACTCCGACTTCGGGGCCAGGTTCACCATACGCGGCCAGGAGGTTCATACTTACTGGGGAGTGAATTCCCAGCACGTAAAGTTCGAGCCGACCTACAAGCTCGTAATCGACTCCGCAATCAACACCATCTACAAGTCCTGGTCGGGCATTACCGTGGATGTACTGGAGGAATGCTCCGGATGCTACTTCGACGGATGCCTGGTGAATTCCATCGGGAAGCTCGGCGACGGAACCACCATAAAGAACGGGAAGGTGACCGAAAGCATGTTTGCCGACGGTACCGACTTCGCAAGCCTGGAGGTGTTCGCCGACGACACAATCGACATTGACGACTTCGCGTCCGTTGCAAACTGGCTTACCCTGGTGATGCAGGTGTTCACCGGCGATACCATCGATTTCCATGGCCGTACGGTGGATTCCAGCTGCACGATAGGGATAACTTCGTCGCTTACGTACCGCAACGCCGTATTCTCCGATTTCCGTGTCCAGCAGGCTACGGTGGCATTCGTGAACTGCATGGGATACGTATCTACAGATTCCCTTCTGGCGCTCGGTTCCATCGACAGCAACATTGAAATTACGGACGCAACGTCGGGTTCAATCCAATCTATCCAGATGCTTCGCAGCACTATTGCACTCCATACCTCAGCAAGCGCCACAACCGTTTCGCTGGACAACTCTACGTTTGCTGCGACCGACGGCATGTTCATTGGCAACTTCGGCATGGTTTCGTCTACGCTGAATTCTGCCATCCGGTGCAATGCATGCGACGCAAGGAACAGCGCGATAAGCGGCAACATCACGACTGCCCCGACGGCTTTCAATTTCAACGGCTGCACTTTCAACGCCAAGCATATCGTCACCGTCACTATGGCGAATACCTACGTTGTCGGAAAGTGGGTGGACAACTACGGTACTGTAGCTACCCCGGTCGAGTTCAACGTGGTTTCCGGAAACCTCATGCCGGACGACGGGTCGCATTCATATGTCTACACAGGGAATACCGGTACGTTCTTGCCTACCGAGGTGGAGTTCGAGTTCAGCTTCGACGTAAGCCATGTGGAGAATATCCGTAGCGGCAGCTATGAAAGCGTAACGCCGGGCGACGTGGGATTCTACATCAAGAATGACCGTGACATCATAATGGCCATCTGTCTTCCGACCGATACGACGGTATACCCGGTATTCCATATCGGACCGACCGCCGGGTACCGTCTGGAAACTACCCTGAAATATGAATACCAGACCTTTAGTACGCATACGATACGCGATGCATTCGTAACGGAAATCGACTACATTGGTGACAATCCAGGTCCGTCGGCTTTGTACGGAAAGTATATCCACTTGCCGATAACCGGTAGACTGGACAATAACGTCCCGACAGTAATCCGTGCAATCTATCTTGTGAAGGCAAGGAAGACCAACGGGACGCTCTGGACGAACTCTGTCGGGTAGTAGACCAACCTAATTTAGAATAGGAGTAAAACCGATGATTAGCTTTTCGAAGAATCCTACCAAGGTACTGTCCGACGCGGACAACATCAACAACACCGAGGGACAGCGCATGGCGACTGTTCTCGCCAAGCATATATCCGGATTCACCCTGACAGACCCGGAAGACGGTGACAAGGTGAAGACCCTCACGGTTGACCGCAATGGCGACGTTTCCTGGAAGCTTACATCGGAAAATGCGGCCCTGGAGGCTCTCGAGCTTGCCCGGGAGGCCAAGGCGGAAGCCGACCAGTCAATCGAGGACGCCGGTAAGGCACTGGAAGACGCCAACGGCGCCATAGATACGGCAAACGCCGCGTCGGAGGCAGCCCAGGAGGCAGCCGGGCAGGTTACCGGGAAGCTCGACAAGGCATTCTCCACACAGTTGGCTGATACCGCGACCGAGGCCGACCTCACTTCTGGGAACTACCTTGCACTTGACGGCAGCTCTACAAAGAAACTGCCGGCGGAATACTTAATACATTCGTTAAAAAACATATACAATACTAGCACTTACGCTAGTATGGATGACCTACCGATTAGTTCTGCCTGTCTTGTCTCCACATCACTTACAAACAAGCCTGAGGGAGTTGGTGGATGCTTGGCTTTCACTTTCGGGGCAAGCAACACAACATCCTACGCATCGCAACTTTGTGTATCAGTCGGAAATGATTTTTACTTTCGCACGAAGCGTGCTGGAACGTGGAGTGCGTGGAGTAAAGTTTCTACTTTCAACCCTTCGACTATTGTAAAGGAATTTTCCGTACTTAATAATTATGCGATAGGAGATTATGTTTACTACAACGATGAACTTGTCAAGTTCAAGCAAGCGCACTCCGCAGGACCAGTCAGTAGTTCGGAGATAACTTCCGCCACTACGTTCAACGATGTGTGTTTCTTCTCGGAAGGGAGCTCTACGAATTTCAATAACTTGACATCAATGAACGATGCTCCCGTCGGCATAATGCTTGTAAATACTACGTTGAGTGATAAGCCAAGCGGGTTCGGCAATTCGGGTATTTTAGTAACTTACGCATCCAGTAGAGGCTCAAGTTATAAGGCACAAATATTGATTGACGTCAACTTCAATCACTTTGCTTTTAGGGCTTACTATTCTGGAACGTGGAGAGATTGGAAAATATTGGATGAATTAGTACCCGACTATTCGTATCTGGATGATTATTGTAACATCCTTGCGGATGAATTGTTCTTGAACTATGTCGTGGGTACTCCATCTGTTGCCGTTGCCGATTCTTACATCAATACAAGCAGTGGTGTAAGCAGTGCTTCCGGATACAGTATATCCGATACAATAACCGTCAATGCTGGTGAAACGATTGCCATATATGCGGGTGGATATAATACGAATGTGGTGATGATTGCACTGTGGGATGGTTCTAATTATACAAAGAAAGTGACTTGTGTTGAAAGTGCCAAACATGTCTATACATACACTAATACAACGACTTCCACACAGAATGTCCGTCTGTCTTATAGAGACCAGAGGGCCCCTCATATTTACTTTGTAGGAAAAAGGAAGGAGTACGAAGAAATAGTGCTTCCCGAACTTTCGGTTTTTGAAACCATCGGGGTTATCGGCGACTCTTATGCAAGCGGTGTAATCTACAACTCCGCAGGTACTGACCATTCTACTTTCTACAACAAGTCGTGGCCGCAGATTCTCGGAAGAAAGAACGGCATAACTGCGACAAACTATTCTTTCGGAGGGGCGAGAACAAACACGTGGCTGACCAATGATACTTACGGACTAGCAAAGCTATTGAGCGACCCTGCACTTGATGCTTACGCGATAGTCCTTTCTATCAATGACAGAAACAAAGGTGGCGCGGAGTGGCTCGGGACGATTGCTGACATCCATGTAGGAAACCCATCTCTAAACGCAGATTCTTTCTATGGTTGCTACGGGAAAATCATTGAGAACATTTTGTCTCACGCACCCAATTCAAAGATTTTCTGTGTCCAGCACGCAGGAAACTCGGCAGGGCTTCAAAAAGACTACAACGATGCTATTGCATCTATCGCATCGTTGTATAACCTGCCGTGCATACCCGAATTTGAAGACCCGTTCTTTGCCACGGCGGTCTACACTGAAATGTACGGAGGCCACCCGACGTATGTCGGCTATGCAGGTATGGCTGACGCATTGTGTCGCTTGATGCGTAAGGCCATGGTTGCATATAAGGACTACTTCAAGCAATACGTTCCTATTACGTAGGCGGTAATGATAACACTTGGGAGCATTTCGCATCATTCTACGCAACTTCTGCGTAAATTGCCGTCGGGTTCACTAATTTAATATAGGAGCGCCAACGTGGGGCCTCCAGCTGACAACAATTCCACGGTCAAGGACAACGCTTATGTTGGATACTAAGAAAGCCATGGCCATTGCCGACGAGGCAATCAAGGCCAAGCCCAAGGAAGAACCAGTCGACGTGAAGGCCGAGGCTAAGGCCGAACCGAAGGCGGAAGAAACCAAGGGTACCCCGGAATCTACCGGTGATTCCAAGGTGGCAACCGAAACCCCCAATGGGGAACCGGGTGCAGCGGTCGAAACCAAGGAAGCCCAGCCAGCCCCCAAGGAAGAAACAGCTGAAAAGAAGCCGCATTTCTCCAACCAGAAGCAAATCGACTATGCTTTCCAGAAGGAGAAGGCCAAGCGCAAGGCTTTGCAGGCCAAGTATGAAGCCACTCAGAAGGAACTGGAAGAGCTGAAGGCCAGAAACCCCCAGCCGGAACAGTTCAAGAGCCAGGCGGACTACGTCAATCTTCTTGTCGACATGAAGACCAAGGAGAACGAGCAGGCAAGGTTGCAGGAGCAAATCCAGGAATCACAGTACGAAGAGTACAATCGGCTGAACAACGCCAGGATTGAGTCTTGCTTCCCCGAACAGTCCGAACAGGAAAAGTTCCGTGCCATCGTTGCTACCGAGGGCCCCAAGTTGCTGAAGAAGCTCGACGAGGCCGACCCGGACCAGGCGGTTCTTTCATACCTTGACGACTCCGACATCGCCCCGCTGTTGACAAGGCTCCTCATCGCCGAACCGGCATACCTGGACGCGGTGCTCGCCAAGCGAAGCCCGTACGGTAAGTACCAGGAAATGTCGAAACTGGCGGAAAGGGTGGAATTCGCCCGCGCAAAGTTGGCCGAGAAGACCCCGGATGTTTCACATGAAACCCCGGTGGAAACCAAGCCGGCAATCCCGGTAATTGGCTCGGTGACCAAGAGCGAGGCAACGAAGGAAACCAAGCAGGTGTTCGACCCTAACGAACTTCTGCGCAAGCTCAAGTCGAAAAACAAGTATCACAAATAGGCAAACAAACAGGTCTTTGACCGGAGGATAACTTTATGCCGAATACACTGATTACCAACAAGCTCGCGACCATGGTCGCGGTGCGCGCTGCCGAAGCAGCTCCTTACCTGACCGTGGGCTCCAAGGCCTACTTCAAGAACCAGCTTGCCGACAAGAACAACGGCCAGTCCTATGACTTCTATGTGAAGGACGTGGGTGGTGTCGTGAACCGTCTTGCCTACCAGGCTGGCGACAAGAACACCCTTACCGAACGCAAGGTCACGCTTTCCCTTGACCCCTGGCACATCCTCATCACCACGAACTCCATCGAGAAGGTGACGGACGTCGAGGACTGGGAAGATGAAATTGCCCGTCCGAACGGTGTCGCCCTTATCCAGGGTGTCGTCCGCAAGACCATCAACAACGACCTTGGTAAGGTCGGTGCCGCTTTCGTGGGTTCCGGTTTCACTCCGCTTTCCCAGGCTAACGGCCACCTCGCCAGCATCGTCAACGGCGACCTCTATGGCTTCGTTTCTCCGCAGATTGAGGCGATTCTGACCTCTAACGGGCAGCAGTTCCAACCTGTTGACGCGCCGGACATGTACAAGCAAGGGCTACTTGGCCGGTTCCATGGAGCTGAGTTCCGCAGCCAGCGCTTCTTCCCGGTTGTTCAGGTTTCCCAGGACCTCTCCAACGCCATGAACGCTGGTAAGGTGACGGGTGCCGTTGATAACGAAGACGGTACGTTCACTATCACCGCTTCCGGTTTCACCGCCGACATCACCATCCCGAAGGGCTACCCGCTCTTCATCGACGGTGTCAAGGCTTGTGATACTGTCGGTGACGTGACCGACGCCGACCAGGTGTTCGTCGTTCTCGAATCCGTCGTGACGACCGGTGCTACGGTCGGCCTGAAGGTTCGCGCCAAGCATCTTGCTGCTGGTGGCACTCGTGAAATCGCAACTGCTGACGGCGTGTCTTTCGCCTCTGCTGCGAACATCACCGGTAATACCATCGGTATCGACGCCGGTAAGTACTACACCGGTATCGTGCGTTGCGAAGGTGCCGAAGAGTTCGAGACTTTGGACAAGCTCGACGCAGCCGGTGCCGACTACGAACGCTCTCCGGAAGTCGCTGGCATCTTCGTCCACCAGAACCGCCTCGTCGACCTGAAGGAAATGACGAACGATACCCGTTGGGACATCGTGACGCTCGCAGGTTGCGTGGAAGGCCGCGCTGTGGCCATGGTCTACTGCAAGTAAGCAAGAGCCTACCTCAATGAAGAAGGGCCGGGGAAGTTCCCCGACCCTTTCGCTTGTCTATTGTTCGTAAGTTTCCTTGGTTTGCTCGTCGGCGACCTCCATTACATAGGCCAGGAGTTCGCGTAGCGAATGCATGGCGGCAATCTTCTTGGCATCACGTGCAAAGCAATCCGCGAAGAAACGCCAAATCAAATCATACTCCGTGTAGGTTTCTATCCAGTATAGCAGGATACCCAGCTTGCTCCGGGAAGTGCAATCCCAGGAACGGGCAAGCGCATATGTATAGTCATCAATGCGAAGTTTCTTGACAAGTCGACTGCAAATGTTAACAAATTCTCTGTATTCCATGGTTATTCTCCATTGTTGGTATCTTGTTGATAAATTGTGGAAAGAAGTTCCCCCGGTGGTTAAAAGGAAAGACTGCGCGGGGCCACCGGGGGAACGATTGCAAAACCCTCCCCGCGCAGCTAATTGTTATACGCCGTGTTCCGCCAGGATTTCTTCCATGTCGTACTGGTAGCGACCGCTTTCGTAGACGTCGGCACGCTCCTCGAGTTCACGGTTGGCCATGTAGAGTGCCTTCTGGTGGCGACGGTCGAGCTCGGCGAGCCCTTCAAGGCCATAGAAGACCTCGTCTGTGAGCCAGAAGTCGGGCCGTTCTACCGGCAGGCTATAATGGAGTCCGGAACCCTTGCGGGCGGTGATTACGGTGTAGTAGTGTTGGGTAGAAGGGTTATAGTTCAGTGCCAGCGTGGCCAGGACGGTGCGCTTATAGAGCGAGTCATAGTGGCGGTAGGCGCCGCGAATCTTGACGTCGCGGTGGAGCTCCTCGACACAGTGGCCGTGGTTCCAGATGGCAGTCCGGTTCATGCGGAACACGAACGTTTCAGTGAACTCCCTTAGGAACATTTCGTCGCCGTCGTCGTCTACGTAGGAGTAGATGAGGTCGCAACGGTTGCCTTGCTGGTTGATAGCGATGAGGGAGAGTTCATAGGTCTTGCCTTGCGTAAGGCTGGGGATGAATTTAGTCATCTTGATTTCCTTGGTTAGGGTTGTTTTGCGTTATATAATATACATAAATTCCGGGGAAACCACAATAGGAAAAATGTTATTTTTTTATTACATTTCCCCCGGAACTAAACTTTTAGTCGATTGGCCTGGGAGTCACCTCGTTGCCGGCGTATTCGTGATACCGAATCCTGTTGTATTCACGCAGTACATCGGGCGGCAATTCGCTGGTCGTCCGGCAACCGAATTTCTGTTTCATTTCATAGGCGAACTCGCTTGCTATGGGTGTCTTTGTTCCCGAGCGCGGCTTAGCTATCGTACGTTCCTTCTTCTCGCATTCCGGGTGCAGTTCTGCGTAGCGAATCCTGGCATATTCACGCCGGTAGGCAATCGGCAAATCCGCGATAGTCTGGCAACCAAGTTCAAGCTTCATGCGGTACGCATACTCGCCGGCCATGGGTGTACGGGAATCGGTTCTTGGTTTAATCACGTCACGGTTGCGCATGTTCATCTTATGCGTGACGGCACGCAGGTTGCCATCGCGATAGCCCCCTTCCTTGGTACCAACAAACGCATTAGATACGTTATGGTCGATGTGGTCGACATCCATGCGTTCCCCGGGGATATCGAAACGGACACCCTGGAAAGTGCAGCAGATTACGCGGTGCAAGTTCACGCAAGTCCTCGGCTTCTGTCCCTCTTCGGTTTCGGCGAACGCCACCATCACCATATATTGGCGCAGTCGGTTCTTGTTGGCTCGGTTGAAGCTCGGGGTTCCCTTGGTGATTTGCCCGAAGCCTCCGGCCTTTGTTTGGCGGCGCATGTATCCGTAGTTGGATACCCAAAGGTTCTTGATGCTGCGTCCGTTGTAGATAGCGGGCTTCCATTCTTGCTCGTCGTATGCTGGGATATTGTTCATAATTGAACTCCTCTTGATGATTCTCTACAATATGGTTTATAGAGATGTCCCAGCAACTTTCGCGCAATTTGCGCCATTTTGCGCAACTATTTTAAAAATATTTTCAATTTTCCTCCGTCCTGTACCAAAAGTGGAACAAAAAGTTCCGAAAATTTTAAATACCCCGGATTGCTCCGGGGTATCTTCTATATTCTTGCAAAGTCGTCCAGGTCGAGCTTGGGTGGCGGACTCGGCCTTATGTCCTCCCCGTCGTCGGCGGGTTCCGGATATCGCTCCTCCGCAAGGCAAATCAGGCACTTGAACGACAGGTCTGCGATACATGATACTCCCCAGTACATCCTGCCGCATTTGGAACACCTATTATAGGATAGGCCAGGAATGTTCAGTCCCCGCTCAACGAACTCGACGCGCTTGTTAGCTATGTCGCGGACAACCGCCTCGCGGTGAAGACGCTCCTGCTGTGTTGCAACCATAGGGTTATCCATCTTCTTCCTCCTCGTGGTACTCCCAGTCGATTTCAGGCATACCGTTGTACTTGGCGAGCTGGTCGAACGCGAAGCATATTTCATCTTCCAGCTCCCTTTGGGTAAGGTCGTTGCAGTGCAGTCCGTATTCGATTGCCCGCTTCACGCGCTCCATGCTTTCATTCCAGTGGTTAATCATACTGTTCCCTCCGGTGGAAGCCAGCGGTATCCAGTCCTCGAGTGCTTGCACGGAACCTTCTTGCAGTAAATCTTCAAGAAGCTGCGGCGTCGGCCATTGACCGTAATTCGGACGTAGTCCTCCTTGCCGGGACTTCCAGAAACGGCCTCGGTGGCATCCAGGTGTATCACCGGGTTGACCTCGACTGGCGCCGTGATTACGATACGGTCGTCCACCTTATCGTCGACGTCGAGCAGGGAGTTAATCCGGTGCTCCACCTCGAGTTCAAGTCCGGATTTGACCTCGCCTTCCGAGCGCTCCCACCGGGAAGCCTCCAGGCAAAGCAGTGTCAAGTAGCGTAGTTCTTCTTTTCTGTTCATCTTTCTACCTCGTTGGTTTCTTCATATGAAATTTCACGATAGAGTTGCTCGCCAAGACATTCAATGCAATATGGTTCATAATAAAGGAACTCCAACATGGGGCATTCCGTGCCGTTATCATCAGGGATAGCAACTATACATGGGAGTGTTCTCCAGCGACGCGTTCCGCGACCTTTTGGATATAGGCTACGTGGATAGCCATGGCAATTCATGCAATAATCTTCTCTTGTTATCAGTTTTAGTTTCATATTTCACCTCGTTTTAAGTTTCCGTGCTTTCATGAACCGGCGGGCGAGTGTTTCGCTGTAGCCGATTTCAACAAGTCTGCGTCGAGAAGCCGTTTTCAATTCCGTTTCAGTAGCCATCCGGTCAAGCAGCTTCTGCAGTTCATCGTCATTTTTGCTTTTGCGAAACTTTGTGGTGTTTCCCTTGCAGCGCATGTCGACGTACTTCTTGAAGTACCACTTGTGGTCGTCCGCTATTTTATTGCCATTCTTGTCAAGATTGACGACATATTGGTTCCATCGCTGGGATAGTTCTTTCCCTTCGGTTTCCTTTACGTATGCTTCCCATGCATCAATAGACTTCTGGGATTTTCCGGTAGTCATGCAGTATCTAATAGCCTTTCCGAAGCAGTTCCCGACCCAGTAGGCATTGGCTTTCTTCCCGAGCAGGTGCATAGCGAGCAATGCATTAGGGATTATGACGTCCATAGTGTACGCCTTCGCCAATCCGTCGATAGCGCCTGCAGCCGGTGACTCACGACGATTGCTCTTGAACTTGAATTCGGGGCCATCGTAGATTGTTGCCCCGGTCATCGCGATAATTCTGCGGGTGCTTAACAGGGCCTCCCAGTTGTCGAGACGGATGGCGTCCTGGGGCTTCCCAGTGTTCTCCGTGGTCGGCTGGGCCGAGTCGGTCGCCGGTGCTGAGCCATCATTAAAGTAGTATCCAGTGGGCCCGTAGGCGTTAATCGTGGCGCCATTCTTATGGGATTCGAAGAACTCGGTCTTCAGATTATTGAACCGGGTCTTAATCATGCCAAGAGCTGCGTTCACCATGCCGTTGTCGGCGTCTACGTATCCGTATACAAGGCAATGCGGATTTATAGGTCTTCCAAGGGGAACCACCTTTAAAACCTTGTCCTTAACGCGTTCATACGGTCCTATAAGCAGCGAGTCTATGTCAAACTGCTCAATAATGCAACTGTCGTGCCAGTTGCCGGAGCTATCTTTAAAGTTGCTTAATATCATCGGGCTCGACTCCTAGATATAAAAAGGTTCCCCCGTATTCAACTTAAGTCGAGCGCATTGAATACGGGGGAACCATCAAGGTCAAACTTTTCGTTCGAAGGCACGGGGCTCGACATCCTTGCACTTCTCTTATTGTTTATAGATAATATACCTAATGATGCGCTGTTTCCCAAGAGTAAATGAGCGATTTCTTATGTTATTTTTTACTTACATTTTAAAATGAGACACAAGTGGAACGAAAAGTTCCAGCAAACTGGGGTGAAAGTGGGGTGGTTTTCTTTCGTGAGTGGGGTGGATTTCTTTCGTGAGTGGGGTGGATTTCTTTCGTGTGGGGTGGTTTTCTTTCGTGCGGTGGGGTGGATTTCTTTCGTGAGTGGGGTGGTTTTCTTTCGTGACAATAGATAAGAACTATTAAGATAAGAACGATATTAAGATAAGAACGATTTTTTAAGGGCGACTGACCCCTTGGCTTCGCTTCGCTTCGCCGTCGGGGAATCAGCCGCTGAAAAATTAAATCTTGCTTTATAGGAGAGGAGAATGTTCTAGTTCCTTTAAGTAGGTATATAGCTCCTTAATCTTCCTTTAAGGTAATTCACCGGTAAGTACATCAATCTTGCTGTATAGTAAAGGTTACGGAAGACTCGCTTCGCTTCGTCTTCCTATACTGGGAATTCACCGGTAATGACCTTAATCTTGCTTTATAGAATTCATTCTTGCTGTTCTTGGAGGATTACCAGTAATTCACCGGTAAGTACCTAAATCTTGCTTTAAAGGAATGGGTATGCTCCGCTTCGCTCCGCCTACCCACCTAGATTAACGCGTAGAGGCGTTTCTGTGCTTTACCGCTCAACTACACGGGTAAGCCCAGAAAGGCCCTAGAAGGCCCCTTTCTGTGCAAATACTGACCTGACCTAATTTCATATGCAAAGTGTTCCTGGTAGGAACGTTAAACACAACAAAGGAGTACCCATGGCATGCGGCGGCAAGAAGGGTGGCAAGCGTCCACCCAAGAAATAAGTAAACGGGCGGTCTAATCAACCGCCCTTTACATATCCCTGCGCTACCCTGCGCAACTTACGCTGTACTTGCACTAATTTAAGATGTAAGGAGGTGCTATGCCGAAAGAAGAGAACAAGGTCGGTCGCCCGTTTGACGCCGACGCAGCCCGTGCAGCCCAGAAGAAAGCCGTGGAGACCCGAATGAAGAACAAGGAGCTCGCCAAGGAACTCGAAAAGAATCCCAACGGCCCGACCCTTGCGGAAATCAACACAAAGTGCGACCGAATGATTTCGCTCCTGGAAAAGCTTGCCAGTTCAGATTCCCGTCGCCACCCGAACATAGGGGAGATGCTCTAATGCGTATCGATACCTATGGCCTGTCGAATGTGCTCGGTAATCGTCTTGTCCGCGTAGACGCGCTTGACTGGGAACATGCCGAAGCGGCAATGCGGAATGCAGCCGACTCGATAGCAAGGGAGCTGTCCAAGCACGGGGTGCTATCCGTTGCCGAGGCCGATATACAGAACTCCCTGGATGAAATCCTTGCCACCTACGGCGAGGCAATCCGCCAGGAAAACCCCGAGGCAATCCGCGTCGACGTGATGGAAATCGACATGCAGCCGGCACTGGTGGTCACGCCTTTCGTCAAGACCGACCAGTATGCTTGGCCGGTCGACGGATGGTACCTGCGGGCCAAGGCTTCTATAGACGGTGCCGTCTATGGAATCTGAGGAAACCGACCCATGAAGATTCTGTACGATTCACCCCTGAAGGTAATACCGCTCGGCGACAGGCTCTACGGGGTTGCCGAGGACTTCACCGTCCGTGTTCTGATGGATGGCGAGGGTACGATGCGTTTCACGGTCAAGGCCGGGTTCATAACCAACTTCCGCTCGGGAGGACTCCTTGTAGACCCGCTCGTCGACCAGGTGGGCGATACGGAGAAGGCCGTAATCTACCTTGTCCACGACATGATGTATACCCCGTGCGACTACTGCTACGGGGAACACCCGGTATCGAGGGAAGTGGCCGACAGGTTCCTGCGGGACGCCCTCAGGGAATCCGGGATGTCCGATTTCACTTCATGGCTCGTCTATGCCGCCGTAAGGACATTCGGCGAAAGCGCATACGCCAAAGACGACGCCCTCACCCCCGGGAACCGGGGACTGTTCACCTTCACTTGGGAGGCAAAGTAATGATTAAGGTTCTATTCGTACCCGGCGACCTTGGCGCCTGCGGGTACTACCGCATGCTCCAGCAGATGCGCCACCTGCAGCTCGAATACGGCGACGTGTGCCCGGTCTACCTGGGCCCGCTTACGCTCCAGTATGCCGGCCAACAGGTCACCGTAGCCCAGCGCGTCGTTTCGCCGACGTCGCTCCAGGCGCTCATCAACTTCAAGGAGAACCACCATACCAAGGTGGTGCTCGACTACGACGACCTGCTCTGGGAGCCCCATGAAGGAAAGCTCCACAAGTACAACATGTTCCTCAACAAGCTGAACCTGAAGGAGTGCCGGGAATCACTGGAAAAGTACCTGGACTTCGCGGCAGACCTTGTGACTGTGTCCTGCGAGCGTCTGAAGGACGAGATTTCGGACTTCGTGCCGGAGGAGAAGATAGCGGTGGTTCCCAACTACCTTGCCATACGCGACTGGTGCTTCGACCGTACAAGCGCCATAATCAACGAGGACAACTTCTTCTACGCAGGTTCGCTGTCCCACTACAACAACGAGAAGAAGCAGCATGGCGACTTCTCCATACCGCTCGCTAAGTTCCTTGAGAAGCAGCGTACCATGTTCATGGGCGACGAACCCCCATGGTTCTTCCAGAACTGCATTCAGTCGACGGGATGGGTCGACCTCAACGTATACCCGAACGCGCTCTATCAGAACACCCGGTATGCAAAGTTCACGCTCGCCCCTATCGAGGAGAACATATTCAACACCTGCAAGAGCGACCTCAAGTACCTGGAATCGTGCGCCGTGGGCCGCGTCTGCATTGTGAGCGACTTTCCGGGCTCGCCCTATGCCGGTGCCCACCCGATGCAGAAAATGCCCCAGAACGCGTCTATCGACGAAATACGCGGCATAGTCGAAAAATGCAAGGAACACTATGCAGAAATACTGGACTACCAGTACGAATACCTTAACACCAGATGGCTCGACGCCCACAAGGAGGAGTACACCAGGATGCTCCTGGATGTCGCCGGCTAATTTTTATGATGGAGGACTGACCATATGTACACCTACACAATCTACACCAACAAGCGCGGAAGCTTCATCGTACCGACGGACAAGGTCAAGCTCCCCAAGGACTACACCCATTCATACGACGTCGATTCCCCGGTGGAAATATGCAACCGCAAGGTGAAGCTCGCCGCAAGGGTCACTTCGGTCGACGGCGTAGTCGGCGTGCTGAAGAGGCTCGCGACGGAGAACCCGGAGGCAATACCGGAGGCAACCCCGGAGAACTAGGGAGGTACCCATGACCCTGCTCGATTTCACCAAGAAGCTGTTCGCCAAGGGTCCGGAACTGTGGAACGACACGGTGACTACGGAGGACGCTGCGACGAAGACGAAGATTAAGCGCGACACCGCCAAGCTGAGGCGCTGTTCGCTCGGTATCGTATCTTGCGATTCAGCCGAGGAATGGTACCTGGTAGTCCGCCGGGAAGCCCCGGTAGGTACTTCCATGGAACCCTACGGGGAACACCGTGAGGAATGGGACAAGCTCTTCGAGGAAATGCGTATCCTTGTAAGGGCCGACCTTACCCGCTCCATGCTACAGGAACGCGCCAGCAAGTCCGCCCGTACGCTCCTGGAGGTGATGGAACGCCGCGACCCAGAACGCTGGGGAAAGGACCAGAAGAAACTGGAAATAACCAACCCGGAAGGCAACGGGGAACTGAAGATTACGCTAGTCGGTATCTAGTATGGCAAAGGCGAAGAAGGTGAAGCACAAGGTTATAGAGAGGGGCCCCGACGGGCTCCTTGTCAACCTTATGAAGCACCAGCTAGCCGCAAGGGCGTCCACCAAGCAAATTGCCGGCCTTGTCGGTTCCCGTGCATGCGGAAAGTCGATATACCTTTCGGTGGAGGCATTCCTTGAAATAGTCCAGGGCAAGCGCGTGATAGTGATGGCCCAGAACTACAAGTCCCTGAAGCTGAACATATTCCGTGAAATTCGGAACAGGTTCTACGAGGCCGGACTGGAACCCGAGGTCAACTTCTCGGAAATGTCCATAAAGTTCGGGAAGGGAGAACTGTATGGATTTGTTTACAGTGCTCTTGACTCGACTCGAGGCCTTACCGAGGTATCCCTGCTGCTCCTTGACGAGCTGGCATTCGCGCCCCCGAACCTGCTTGCGACTGTTTCACCATGTCTTCGTGGCGCCGGTGGCTCCCGTATCCGTTTCGGTACTTCCCCGAAGAAGGGCTCCATATGGAACAAGTGGTTCAAGGATACTTCAATAGAGAAGGACTTGTTCACCGCGACGATGTTCGACAACACCGAACTGGACGAGGAGGACTACGAACTCCAGAAGAAGGCCATCAAGGACGAACAGCAGTACCGACAGGAAATACTCGGTGAAATCCTTGACGACGACGTTGCTTTCGGTATCATACGGGCAATGGACTACCCGATGTTCAAGAAGCCTGCCACCGGGATACGCCGACTGGGAATCGACTGCGCCGGCTCAGGCGCCGACTTCAACTGGTTCACCGTGGTCGACGATACGGGAATTCTCGAACAGGTATCCATAGAAATAGCGAACACTTTCAAGATGCATTCCATTGCGACCGACCTTATCAAGAAATGGGATGTCCGCCGGGTCAACATAGATACCACCGGCGGGTTCGGAAACGGAACATACGACATGCTTATGGAAAGCCACCAGGGAATAATCATCAACGGGGTCAACTTCGGCGGAAAGCCGGAGAACCCGGACTACCTGAACAACAGGACGGCCATGTACTTCAACCTTACCGACTGGATTAAGGAACGCGGGTTCTACCTCAACGACGAACATATCAAGGAGGAACTCCAGTACATGACCTACGACATCAACGGAGCCGGCAAGACGGTTCTCTGTCCCAAGGAGGTGATACGGGAACTGCTCGGACGTTCACCTGATGCGTCGGATGCACTGGCTCTTGCACTTTACGACCCGCCGGGAGAATTCATCGTTCCGCCCGGGGAGTCGCTCTGTATAGCAATGAAATTTGTGGGGATATGATGAAAGTAATAGTTTAACTTGTGCGCCAGTCAACGCAATTTGCGTGACTATGCTATAAACATAGGGTATATGAATATTCATTGAGGTAAAGGAATGGAATTCAGCTACTACCAGAATCAAATTGCCCAACAGGGCTACCGGTTGCAGGGCGACATCTATCGCGACGAAAAGGGCAAGCCAAAGTGCTTCAACCCGGTTTTCCAGCGACTGCTTACGCGTATCAAGGAAGGCGACATACTTTCGAGGCGTGAGTACGAACTCTACGGTCGCCTTTTCATGACCCTTGTACGCATAGTCCTGAACAACCAGAAATTCAAGTACCAGGACGAGGACATACGCGAAGAATGCGCCTTGGAGGCATACTCCGAGGCGCTACCCGTATTACCCAAGTATTACGACCCGGCCAAGGGCACCGGGTACGCCTACGCTTTCCGTGTAATCTACACGAACATGATACACGTGCTCGAACGCAAGAACGCCCGGGGAGAGCTCGAGACTAATTTAATAGAGAGATACGAGGACGACCGGCTCGACTGCGGGTACAAGGTCGAGACCCCCGTATATAACTGATTTTAATTGGGAGTTTCCCTGATGGCAAGCACTGTTCGCGATATAATTGTCGAGGCCGCAGCCCGGGCCAACGTATGCCCCCGCAAGCGGGCACTCCCGGAAGACATATTCGTTTCCGGGCTAAACCTTTTCAACGGCGTGATGCAGGAGTACTCTACCGACGGGTATATCGAGGCATACAAGTCCGAGGTCGACTTCAACCCCGGGAAGGATTCGGTCTATGTCGGTGTCGGCGACGATGCCGACGTTTCCGCGCCGGGTATCCAGCTCCCCAAGAAGGCACTCTACAAGTACGACGGAGCCGTCGACTGGACGGAGCTCGAATTCATCGCCTACGACCAGTTCTACTCTTCTGCATACACGGACTACGTCGTATCGTGGCAGCCGGTCGGGCCGAACCTATACAAGATGTACTTCAAGCCGAGGTTCATTTCCAGCAACCCCCAGGTGAAGCTGATTTACAACCTGGAAATGCAATTCAATGACAACGACACGGTAAATCTTCCTACTCCATATGTCGAACTCGTGACCAGGGCCCTCACCTACAAGATGGCCGTCAAGTATCCCAGGGTGGACGACGCGGCCAGGGCCCGACTCAAGAGTGAACAGGAGGAACTTGAAAAGTCGCTTACTGCGGTCAACGCTTCCCAGCGTATCATCACCCGCGACGTCAACGCCAACGGCGGCTCGCTGAACGCCTGGTTCCGCTCCGGAGGTTTCGTCTCGTCAAGGTTCATGTAGTATCCGGGGGAAACTATGGGGAAGCATATAATCACCAACATAGTGGGCGGGACTTCCCGCAGCGACCTGGCCAAGATTGGCGACGGGTATTCCCTGAACATGTTCGAGGAAACGGTCAACTCCAACGAGAACTACGTTTCCAAGGTTCTGCGCCCTATCAACGGATACCGCAAGGTCTGCGATATCCCCGGTACTTGCCGGGGGATGTTCACGTGTTCCAACGGATACGACGGGCGCCCGGTGACCTATGCCGTGTTCGGTACGTCGCTGTACCTGATTCTGAATTCAAACAGGTCAAAGTTCAAGGTAGCCGACCTTGCCGCCGGGTCTGACCCGGTGCATTTCGCCGAAACCGGCAACCGCGAGGGGTTCCACAGCCACCTTGTAATCGTCGACGGGAACTACTGCTACGCGGTGGATACCCAGGTCAAGCCGGCCAACCAGGTCGAGGACTTCCGTACTGTCCAGCTCCCGTACACCGACTTCGACGCGGGAATTACCATAAAGCCGACCCACGTAGCCTACCTCTATGGATACCTTGTTGTTTCTTCCGGGAATACGGACAGCTTCTACGTGTCCTACCAGTTCCCCTTCGAACGCAACGGGGAAGACGGCAAGCTCGACTACAACATCTTCCAGGTGGGTTCCGAGGAATGGGGAACAGCCGGACAGTCGATACAGGCATATTGGAGTCCCGATAACACGACAGGGCTGGTTGCCAACGGTTCACGACTGTACACCTTTGGGCCCAGAAGCTACCAGATGTTCCAGTACACTTCCGACCTGAACGTTCCTTTCAACAGCCCGGACACGGCTGCATACCCGATAGGACTCAAGGCGGTCAACTCCCTTTGCCAGATAGGAACCACCGTCGTATGGCTCGGCGCCAGCGACCTTGGTAACAACGGCGTGTATGTTCTCCAGGGTTCCACCGGGGCGACCCGCGTATCCACACCGGAAATCGAGCGGGAAATCGCAAAGTTCCCAACGGTCAAGGATGCGACCGCCCAGATTTACCAGGCCAACCAGCATATCTTCTACTGCATTTCATTCCCTTCAGCCGACGTCACGTACTGCTACGACCTTACGGAACAGTCCTGGAGCAACCGGTGTTCACTGGATGATTCCAATGTCCGCCGGGTATGGAGGTACGACTACGCGACCATGGACTATGCCGGAAGGATACTACAGGCTTTCGATGGCGGTATCGCGGAACAGGTGGAGGACAACTGGACAGAACATGACGGTACCCCGATTCTCCGCTTGCGCAGGGGTGGGGTAATCCAGTCGAACTATTCAAACTTCTACATCGACTCAATCGAAATCTTGACCAACAACGGCCAGTACAGCTACCTACCGGATAACCCGGCGAAGATGATGATGCGGTTCACTGCCGACGGTTCGGTATGGAGCGACTCCGAGGTCGTCGATATCGGCTCGGTCGGCGAGTACGACTACGACTGTATCTTCTATTCCTTCGGCATGGCCAAGGTATTCACAATCGAGCTTTCATGTTCCGACAACGTGCCGTTTGCTCTATATGCTCTGAAGGTGCAGGCCGACGAGTGCTCTTTCTAGGGGGAAACTATGGAATTCACGACGATGAACAGCACGCACGATGAAATTGTGGAGGCGATACGGGGAGCCTGGGGGAAGGACGTGATGAAGGACTGCACGCTTGTGTATGCCGGGCAGGTAATCTTCGGTATCGCCGAGTCGACTGAAATTCTGGATAGAAACGCAAAGTGCAACCACTATCCGTGGAACGAAATTGGAACCAACTGCTACTTGGCGGTGGTCAAGTAAAAATTATAGGAGTAAAGCAACATGGCAGAAGGAACAATAGTAGGCGACATTCTCAATGCGGGAGTTTCCGCATGGAACGCATACGAGGAACGCGAGGCCGAAGAGAAGGCCCGTCGCGAAAAGAGGGCTGCGGTCGAGAAGGCCGCGAGGGAAGCCGGGGCGACCTATGACCAGATTGCCCAGATTCTCCGCGATTACGACCAGGGCCGAATCCGGCTCACTACGGAGGCGAGCGAAACAGAAGACCCGCTCGTACGCCAGTACAAGGAACTCATTTCCACTTACAAACCGCAGACCTACGACTTCGGCGAGTTCGCCCCGACCTACACCAAGACAGTCGAGGACTTCCTGAACCCCGAGGCGGAGAAGATTGCCAACCTTGCCGGGCTCGAAACGCAGGCCCAGCTCGCTGGCCAGGGTGCCGCCAAGGGTACCGGGGCTCTCGCCGGCATGGGATATTCCCGTTGGAAGGCCGCCGAGGACTTGTACAAGGATGCCCAGGAACAGCTGCGTCTTGACCGTAGCCAGGCCTACACCGAATACGGCGACTACATCGACCGCATGCAGAAGAAGCTCGATACCCTCAACAAGGGCCAGCTCGACAGGGCAAGTCTTCTCGGTGGTGCCGTACAGTCGGAACAGACCGCGCAGTCGGACTACATTTCAGACCTTGTCGGGATGATGCAGGACAAGGCAAGCACGAACATCAATGCGACCATCGGCGCATTCTAATTTTGAGCGAGGGATTACACAATGGCACGTATCTATTCTTCACGTACACTTCTCGACCCGGCTGCTCTCCAGTCCCTTAGCCGCGAAAGCGAATCGAGGCTGAACCGCGACATCGAACGCCGTCGCAACGTACTTGGCGCTACCCAGACGCTCCTGGGGGATACCGGGAAGACCCTTGACGAATACCTTCAGAAGAAGCGGACGGACGAGGATTACCGCAAGCGCTACCAGGACGTCGCATGGCAGTCCAGTGCCGAGCAGATGCGCGACCCGTTGTTCAGGGCGGCCCTTGACGAATATGCACGTACCGGTTCTGCCGGACCGCTTTCCAACTACCAGCTCGCCAGGGAAACCAGCGAGGCTAACAAGCTCGAACGGGCCAGGGCGGAAGCCGAGAAGAGGGAACTTGCCAGCAGGGCGTTTGAACTTGAAAAGGCCGAACAGCTTCCCCAGTTCAAGGAAGCTATGCGCATGTATAACGAGGAAATGGCCAAGCCGGTTCCGAACTACGAACTTGCCGACGAATACCTTTCCCGCGCCGATGCCATCAACAAGAAATTCGGCTTCGACGCCCG